CACCAGCTTTTCATTCGGGTCTACAATCTCGCCTTTGCACTCAATGCAATACCGCGCCGCGATGTCGTTAGCTGCCTCGCAATGCGGGCACTCCTTGCTTGTCCAGCGATATTCGCAGCGATCAAATTCGCCCCGCGCCCCGGTCTGCACAAGCCCCATGCAGCGCCGCCCCCAATGACCGGACAACGGCCCAAATTCGGTCACCACCTGCACGCCGTAAAGATCAAGGCAATAACCCGCCCGATCCTTAGTATATTCAAGCAGATCCAATTTGCCGCTGAACAGGTTTTCAGTGCCGCACTCTGGGCACTCGCATGTCATTCCGCCGCCGCTTTCCCCGCTTTTGTTGGCGCGCACCACAGGCGCGAAAAGATCCCCGTCGGGGCAATGATCGGCCAGGTTGGTTGTGTAATCCAAAACCAAGCAATCGGCCTTGCCGTTATCAATCCGCAGCCCGCGCCCGATGATTTGCTGTAGCAGTCCCACGCTTTCGGTTTTGCGCAATAGGGCGATGACTGAAACGTGAGGTGCATCAAAGCCCGTGGTCAGCACTGATACGTTCACCAGATATTTAATCCGCCGCGCTTTGAAAGCCTTCAGGATCTTGTCGCGTTCCGGCTTTGGCGTCTCGCCTGTCACCAGAGCCGACAATTCCGGCGGCAGGCTGGCCAGCACCTCGTTTGCATGGCGGACGGTTGCTGCAAAAAACATGACGCCTTGTCGATCCCGCGATTGCGCTACAACATCCGCGACAATGGCAGACGTTTTGCGCCCATGGCCGTGGTAAGCCTGATCGACCGCCACGGCGTCAAATTTGCCCATCGCGTTGGGAACCAAGCCGCTTGTGTCATAGCCCGTTGCGCCAACCCCGCCAATGATTGGCGGCGTTAAAAACCCAAGGTCAATCAATTCGCGCGCTTGCACCTTGTAAACGCATTTCACAAAATACGGGTCGCGCGCTACATCATCGCCGTTGGTTTTGCCGTCCGGGTGCATCCGAAAAATATAGCCAGACCCCAGCCGGTATGGCGTGGCGGTCATTCCGCAGACCCGCAGGTTTGGATTGGCTTCGCGCATGGCGTTGATGATTGAAATTAAGGTGGGCGTCAGGCCGTGGCACTCATCACAAATTACCAGCCCATATTCGGCTCCAAAGCGGCTGATTTTGTTTTTGACTGTCAGCGGAGATCCGAACACCACGGGATGACGCAGTTCCTTGCCCCTGGCGCTGGCCGAAAACATTGATGCTTGGTTTCCGGTTGCAAGGTATTTTTCGCGGTTTTGCACCACCAATTCCGCCGACGGGGCAAGGCACAGCACTTTTTTACCCGTGCTGGCATGGATCAATCGGGCAAGTTCTGCAATCATCAGCGACTTGCCCGCGCCTGTTGCCGCCTCGATGCAAAACGGCGACACGCTGCCCCGCATGAATGACCAAGCGGCATCAACCGCAGCTTGCTGGTATGCGCGGAGGATCATAGTTCAAACCCATCTTGCGTGGGTGTGAATGGCGCGGGCTTCTCTACAAAAAAGTCTGCCTGTTGGTGTGCTTTCTGAATCCTAGAAACGGCGATATTGAAGTAATCCTCATCTTGTTCGATCCCGATGAAGCTGCGGCCAAGGTTTACGCAGGCAACGCCTGTTGTGCCGCTCCCCATGAATGGGTCAAGGATTGTTTGGGCGTTAGGTAGGAAGCCAAGGCACCATTCCATGAGGGCGACGGGCTTTTGCGTGGGGTGTTGCTTGCCATCCTGTAATGCCAAGGCTCTAGGATAATTAAAAGCCCTTGCGGCCTTATTTTGCGAAGTCCAAGCCATTTCAAAGTCGGCAAGGCTAAAATTTCGCTGGCCCTTATCCCATATTAGCCACCGCATTGACGGCGGCAAAAGGTCTGAAAAATAGTTTCCGCCCCAGATTATCTTGTTGCAAGACAGCCCAGCAAGAAATGTGATGGCATCAACCGGCCGTTCTTTGTCCCACTTAGCGTCATAGTTAGCCCAGCCTTTCCACCCGTTTCCGCTGTAATTTATTCCATAAGGAGGATCAGTCAGGATTGCCAAGCCACCATCTAACGCGTCAAACCGCCCCAGCAACGGCATCACCGCCAAGCAATCGCCCTGTATTAAGCGGCAATTCCCGATTGTGACTTCGCGGATAATTGGGCTTTCCATCATTTCACCTCCGCCGCAAGAATGGCGCGACCTATGAGTTCTGGAATTTGGGGAACAACGGAATTTCCCATTGCACCTATTCCAGCCACGTTTCTGGAAAACCCATCATCATCGCAACAAACGAAGGCTTGATCCAACCGACTAGGCCAGCGTCCCCAAGTGCCTCCTCTAGGTTTCCGTGCGGGTTCTTTCGTATCCAGCACTTGTCCCACATTGACTTCCGCGGGGTAGGCAACAATCCAGACACGTTCGCGGCGATGGGGAGCGCCCAAGGCTGACGCTGGTATGTTTTCCCATTCCGCATCATACCCGCACTCGGCCAAGTCTCCGAGTATTCGGCCAAACCATCCCCCTCGTTTATCGCTAGGGCCACTAAGCAGGTTTGCAACGTTCTCCACGATGACGTAGCGGGGTGATAACTCGCCAATAAGTCGCACGATCTCGGACCACAATCCGCTGCGGGTTCCTTCGCCAATTCCGGCTTGCTTTCCTGCTGTGCTAATGTCTTGGCACGGGAAGCCGCCCGTGATGACATCAACGGCAATTCCATCCCGTCGAAGAATGTCGCCTGTAAGTTTGGTAACGTCTTCATAGCAAGGCACCTCCGGCCAATGTTTTGCCAATATCTTGCAGGGGAATGGCTCAATTTCGCAAAACGCCACGGTTTCAAATCCGCCCGTTCGCTCAAGTCCAAGGCTAAATCCGCCAATGCCTGAAAACAAATCTAAAACGCGCAGCTTTTCCATCATTTCACCTGCCAAGAAAATGACGCGTTGCCGCGATACGGTTCCAAATCAGCCTTCGGCAGCAAATCCTTGATTGCTTTGGCGTAGTAAATTGACCCAACGCGGTCCACGCGGGTAAGGTTGCGCCCCGCAAATACAGCGTTTTTATCGCCCGTGATCCGCACCATGTCGGCAATCAATTCCTCTTTGCGTTCGGTCGCTCGATCAATCGCCTCCTGTATCTGGTCAAACTCGCCCATAATCCGCCAAGCCTCTGGCGTATCAACGTCAGTTCGCTTTGGGGCTAAGTGCGGTGCTGCGTTGTGTTCAACCTCATGCAGATATTCCGCATGGAATTGACGCAAAATCGGCAAGTTTTCCGTCTGCCATTTATGGTTGACAACAGCATATTCACGGCTTGTTGCCTTGGCCGTCCATTGGTAAAAATTCCAGCCAACACGACCCGTTACCCAAAGGCTAAATTGCACTTGCGCCAAATAATGCGGTTGATCGTCCAGCGTCTTAAATTTCGGCGCGGCATCATCGCGCAATCCAAATGGGCATTTAATCTCTAGCCCCTCATCTAATCCAATAAATCCAGAGGGTGTGCCCCAAGCCCAGTCCTCGCGAGTGACAAAGCCAACGGCCCTAACGTCAAGCCCCGTTTCCATTTCAAACTCAATTAGCGCCCCGGCTTCATTGTTGACGCCGTATTCCGTGGCGATGTTGCCTTGGAATTCGTTTTCAGCGCCCAGCGTTTCACGTACCATTCGGCGCATAACATCCGCCCGCGTGGCATACGGGGCAAAGCCAAGAATGGCCCCAACGCTTGACGCCGTTATCCGTCCTTTGCGCGCTTCAAACCATTCGCTTGATCTTTGTTCCATGTTATTTACCAATCATCTTAATTTCTATTGATGAAAGCGCGTGTTCCACATGAAAAAGATGATGCCTAGACCAAAAATGCAGCGCCTTTGCATTGTGCAGGCAATCAACTTTATGCGATCCATCGATAGATATATCGTCAGAATTTTGAGTGATTATCTCAATTGGCACCATATCGTTAACGCCGATAATGGTAATGCACCCCCATCCGCTATCGTGTTTTTTGTTTGATGGGAAAATGATCAAACTTGAATATTTTGTAGTCAGGGGCCAAGCTCTACTTGGCAACTTTAGCAATTTTTTTCTGGTGTATTTTTCCATGTTGGTCTATCCTCTGTCTTGTTCCTGGTTGAAAACAACTTGCGCGGGGCGGTTTGAATACTCAAACCAATCGGTCACCACCTTCGCCCCGCGTCTTTTAGTTGTTTAGATTAGAAGGGAATGTCATCCCCATCCAAATCACGCCGCCCGGTTCCGCC